AACATCTTTCATTATTTTTTGATTCTCGCAATCTTTGTTACAATATTCATCGAGCAAATCTTTGCGTATTTTCTTTGCTCTCTCATCTCGTTCTAGTAATTTACTCATATAATGAGGATACCGTTAATATTTCTTCTAGTTCTTTCAATGTTCTTATTGCTTCACAATACCCCTGTTCAATTTCTTCTAACGATTTTATTTCATTTTCGTTATAACAATGTTTGAAATAATTCTTTATTACACGTGTTATTTCGGATAAATCCGAATAATAATCATCAGATTTAAGAAACTCTTTTGCTCTTCTTATATCATCATAATTATCAATATCAACTTCTATATTTATTTTAGGCATATTAAAACTCTATCGCCATGCTGGCTAATATTAACTCGTCAATCAATTCGTTCTGGTCTCTCGTTAAACTTATCAAAGGTGTCATTTCTTTATTATGGAAATAATTAACATTAAACCCTTTATCTATTAAATCCGGTAAATTTGACCAAAAAGTATAGTACAAAAAGTCCTCTTTTTTATCATCAGGCGTTAAAAAATACCCTATAACAACTCGAACTATATTAATTTCAAGTGTGTATTGCCCTAATCCAGCTTCGCTTATAAACTTATCCTGTAGTACATGACCAGCCATTAAGGCAACGGGTTTGATTAATGGGGAAAAATCTTTTAATCCCGTATCCTTCAAAGGCTGGTCAAGTCCATAAAATATATGTTTACCAAACCAAGAATGAGCTATGGAATGAGAACAGAATACTTGAGTATTAAGTATTAATATAGTTAATATAATTAGTATTCTGTTCTTCATAATTATAATTTATTAAAATATGGATTAATGCATGTTGATGTTGGCATAGAACCAAAAAGTTCATCATATATTCCAACATAATCAGAGTAAGCAGGAGCTAAAATTACTTTACCGTTAGGAGCTAATACTCCACCAGTAAAAGCATCATCGCCTTCGCCATGTGCTACTCCTCTTGTATAGGTATTTGCTACAGGGTCATATATTCCTACATAATCAGAGTTACTTGGAACTAAAATTACTTTACCGTTAGGAGCTAAAACTCCTCCACGAAAGGCACTATCACCTTCACCGTGTGCTACTCCTCTTGTATAGGTATTTGCTACAGGGTCATACACTCCAACATAATCAGAGTTATTTGGAACTAATATTACTTTACCGTCAGGAGCTAATACTCCACCAGTAAAAGCACCAGCGCCTTCACCGTGAGCATTACTAGTTGTATAGGTATTTGCTACAGGGTCATACACTCCAACATAATCAGAATTAAGTGGAACTAATATTACTTTACCGTTAGGAGCTAAAACTCCACCATAAAAGGCAGTATCGCCTTCACCGTGTGCTACTCCTCTTGTATAGGTATTTGCTACAGGGTCATACACTCCTACATAATCAGAATTAAGTGGAACTAATATTACTTTACCGTTAGGAGCTAAAACTCCACCATAAAAGGCACTATCACCTTCACCGTGAGCATTACTAGTTGTATAGGTATTTGCTACAGGGTCATACACTCCTACATAATCAGAGTTATTTGGAACTAATATTACTTTACCGTTAGGAGCTAAAACTCCACCATAAAAGGCACCATTACCTTCACCGTGAGCATTACTAGTTGTATAGGTATTTGCTACAGGGTCATATATTCCTACATAATCAGAGTAAGCAGGAACTAAAATTACTTTACCGTTAGGTGCCAAAACTCCACCAGTAAAGGCATTATCTCCTTCACCGTGAGCATCACTAGTTGTATAGGTGGCAAAAGCTGTAGCACTTCCTTGACAAAATTGTTGTTTTATCCAATTAATATTTTTTATTCCAATATTTGTTATACTGGATGTAGATATATTTGGTATAAGTATATCATCAACAATTCCGTTAACGACCAACGCACTAGCACTTACCGTTCCAGCTACCTCTAGCTTTTCTGCTGGTGCTGCAACTCCTATGCCGATATTGCCTGCTTTTAATATAGTCATTTTTGCGTCAGATGCTTCAGTCCTAAATATTATATCTCCACCATCAACATTACCAGCGTCTAAATATAGTCTTCCTGTTAAAGCTGATTCGTTTCCAGCAACGATTATTTGTGATCCTCTAGTTGCATCAGCTGCTCCTCCGCCAGTAATAAATATTATCTTATTGTCTGCTCCATCTGCTGTCGCCATTCCAAGGAAACTATTACTTTCACTTAATAAAATATTGCCATTTAACGCTAAATTCCCTGCACTGTGAGTCATAGTATAGTTACCATTATTGAAGTTGATAACCCCACCGTTTGCTAGGAATAAATCGCTCCACATTATAGACGTAGAACCTAAAGAAGTTCCGTCACTTGCTATTGGTGATACTACACCGCCAAACTGTCCAGTACCACCAACCACTAATGAATTAGTTTCTATTTTTGAATATCCAATAGAAATTAAATATATAAATAAAAATAATAAAAACTTTTTCATAAAATCCTCCTTAAAAAATTAATCCACCTGCAACAAAACATGCCAACATAAATAGTGGATTTTCATACCATTCTTTCCGACAAACTACATTTATTTTAGCTGTTATGTTTTCCGAAACATTTTTTTCTGCCAATTTATCATAATATAAAGAAAGTTCTGATATTTCTTTATAACCATTAATAAACTTATCGTTTTCTTGATTTAATCTAGATATTAATTCGTCTTTTTCTTCATCATTTTGCTTCAATAATTCCATTTTCTTGCTTAACTCATCATATTTAGATTTTTCAACAACATCATTCTGCTTTTTTTGTTCAACAAAAATTCTAACTCCATCTTTATTATAAAGTTCATTAATAGAACAAATAGATATAAAATTAAATATAATTAATAAAATAAATATATATCTTATCATAATCAATATCCCTTTCTATGATGCATAAAATACATTACTGGTAACTGTACCATCATAATATAATGTTAAAGTTGATCCAACCGGAACAAGCATCCATGTCGAACCTATAGCAACACCACTTGTAAACGTACCTCCTACTGCATTTATGGAACCAACTACTGAAGCACCTGCCTGCATAGAAAATGCACTAGCTACTGTCGCGCTACCACCTACAATTAAAGCCGACAACACATGTGTTGCGCTGCCTTTTATTGCTAATTGTGCAATACCGCTAGCGCCTAGTCTCATGTCTGCTATTGAGTTAAGAAAAATTCCTGTATCTTTATCTGATTCAAATGATATTGACGGAGCCGCAGCAGTTCCTGAAGAAAAATATACATCTCCATATTCAATATCTAGGTTTCTTATTTGCCCAGCTATTTCCAGGTCTTTTTGTTCTCTTATCTCTATCGGAGAAACTACTAGTGTGTCTGTTGCTGCAGCTGTTGAGCTATATAACTGCAGATAATTTGCTGATCCTGCTGTAAACCTGAAACTATTCCATCCAGTTGTCAATGCTACCGCCCCAGCAGTCGATGCTTCCGTAGATGTTCCTACCATTAATCTCCATGTTCCACTAGCTGTATTAACATACGCTCTTGCCATGTAAGCAGTACCGTTTACAACATCAGAAGTATTTTCTATTTGATAAAATATACCACTACCTACCAATTGAATACCGCTCGCTGTTATTGTAGGGACAACGTTTGATGCTGCCCAAAAATTAGTATTAATATTCAAATTAGGATTTTGAACTAAGTTTTCACCACCTATTATAGTAGCGTCTTTTACAACCTCAATAATGTCTGAATTTAAATTTGTTTTAGTAACCATTTGTTTACTAACCCTTTCTAGTTCCCTTATGGGTAACTACATGGGAAAGCTTGGGTAAACTCTCCCATGTTAAAAAATTAACTTACCAAATAATCATACCAACATCTGTTGATATACCTAATCCTCCGGTTTGTAATGCAGCAGACCCCATTGCTATAGAATCAATTACTGATCCTGTATTAGATAGGGCAGCAATCATTACCCCAGAAGTAGCTGGAAGCCCTACCAATGTAGACAAATATTCTCCACCTATTTGGAATGTCCCTCCTGTAGTAGATGCTATAGTTTCTGTAGCGATACCCCATCTACCATGTCTAGTAGTTGAAGCAATAGCAGCTTGAAATGCGTAAGTACCACCATCTCCTGAAACATATATTAACCCTGGCACTCCTCTTGTGAATGCATTACCTGTAGGTACTACACAGTACATATACTCCGCAGCAAACTTATCATTTATTGTTTTTCCTAAACCAACCATATTACACCTCCTTTTATTTTATTGTTATGCAGTAATTACTAATTTACCTTGACGTCTTCTGTTGTTTGTTAATAACTGGCAATCAGTGGTTAAATAAGCTACTTTGCCTAATTGGTCACCAGGTCTAACAAAGTCTGTTATATCTGTCTTGTAATAGAATCCTAAGTATTTAGTACAAAGCATATGATAAACAGGTACTGTTGCATCAGATACATAGTTAGGGTGTTCTTGATCTAATATCATATCATGCCCTTTGTATGCAACAGAAATAAACCCAGCATCTGCTAGTTTAGTATTCAGATAACTAACACCAATACCTGAAGCTCTATTTAATCTTTCATAGTTTCTAATCCCTATAGGTGATGTTATAACTAAATCCGGTTGATCTACTCCATCAGAAATAGCATAAAAAGTATTATCTAATCCTGTTAGTGTATTGGCAGATGTAGCTTCAATGTATACGTGTTTCCATTTAGCAGTAGCTGAAGTAACATACATGTAAGTATCTGCTCCTGAAGCATTAGGAATCATGGACTTAAGCCCAGTTAAGTCTTGTCCACCGTTCCCTGTCCCATCTAAATAGATATCTGCGTTAATTCTAGTTCTTTGTGAACCTTCAGCCTGCATCATTCTTGCAGCAAATAATTTTGCTACTGCAGCTTCTCCTGTGTTTTGTTTTAGTTCTGTATCAGCAAATGTTAATGCTGTTGCATAATATGCAGGTGGCAAATAGCCATTTATGATACCTTTTTGTGGAGAAGTGTCTAGTTTTGCATATCCTGAATATGAATCAGTTGTTGTATTATCGGATACCAATAAATCTACTACTAAATTTACCCCACCATCTCTGATTATAACCTCTGATCTTTCTTCTAAAGCAAATAGAACCGCTTGGTTATTAAAAACGTTATCCTGAACTGCACCGCTATTAATATATTGATCTCTAGTAATCGCAAGTAACGATGTTAAATAATCACTGTTTGTAACTTGTAATCCCATATTAATTCTCCTTCCTTATTTTTTTTCTTTTTATATGTTCATCAAAAATAGATAGTAAAAGATTCTTACCTCTTAGATTACCTTTAGCTGATCTTCCGACCGCTTCTTGTACGTTATTGTGCGAATAACTGTTTACTTTTATAGCCTCAGATTTATCTATTAGGTTCTTTATCTTTTCTGCTTTAGCATCATCGTCAAATTCACCGAATATAAACTTTTTCAAATATCCTATGCCGTGTTTTTTTACTATTTTCTCGTAATAAACCGGATTAGTATTGAATAGATTATAAATCTCCAGGGCTTCTTTTTTTGTTTCATCATTAAAGCCAAGTTCACTATCCGCTTTATCTTGATAATATTCGCATAGTTTATCGTTGAATTGCTGTTGTATGGTTGCAAGCCGTTGTTCAGATTTTTCTTTTTCAAGTGTTTCCCTAGCATTTCTTAGTTTAGCCTCTACAATCCTAGTAATAGTTGTTTCCATATCTTTTTTCGTAACTACATTCTTTAAAAATTTTTCTAAGGCTTCTACATCTTCAAACACTAATTCTTCTTCTTCTTGTTTAACTTCAGGTTTTTGTTGCGCTTGCTTTTCGTACACATCAATTTTTGCTAAAGCTGCTGTAAGCTGATCTTTGTATTGCATCGCTTCAGCATGTTTTTGGTTAATCCTGGCTTGAAGTGAGTTTTTCTTTAATATATACTCCTTATCCTTGTCTGAAGAATTATTTGTTTCTTGACCATCAGACTTAGGTTTATCTACAGTTATTTGTTCTTGAACAGGTGCTTCCTGTTCTTTTTTATCAGTAGATGCGCCTTGATTAATATTTTTGTCTAAAATTTCTGTTAACTTATTCATTATATCCTCCAATGATTTTTTTTGGCATTGCTGCCACCATTAGGTATTTGCTACCTAAAGAAATTAAGAAGCCTTAATAGTTCTGGCTTCATAAGATGCCTTCTGAATACGATCAGCTAGCTCATCGCGTCGCTGTTCAAATGGTTTCTCTTTACGCTTAATTGACTCCCAATCGCCACTTTTTATTTCTTCAAACCCCTTTCTTTTTAAAATCTTTCTTTTCTCTGAGCTGCTCCCAATATATGCATCAAGTGATCTATCATAATATCCCAATGTTTTATCAACAAATATTGTTGTTTTTGATAAATCCTTATAGGTTCTACTTTGGCATAACGGGCAAAATACCATTAAATCATATAGTTCTAATGGCAAATATTTATCAAACTCATTATTACATGACGTACATTTATAAGCGTAATTAGGCATTTTAAAGCTCCTTATAATTAGGTTGTAAATTTAACTGCATTGGAGTTTGTGTGGATTCTCCAGCCTGATTAACTAAGCCAGGTAAAGATGGAGTGGAACCGTCTAACCCGGGGACAGGAAGAGATGCTTGTGGTTGTATAATATATTTGTCTGCATTACTATATCCAAGTTTAGTTAGCCAATCCTTAAATATAGCTGAAACATTAACAACTCCAGGTGCAGCAGCTGCAGCCTGCATTAAACGTTCCATCCATCTTACCTCGGCGTTTTTATCTAAAGACATTGTAGAGCCAGGCACCACCTGGATTTCTATGTCTGCTTGCTTTAAAAGCTCACCAGCAAATACTAATGATATGTTTTGATCGTTTAGTTCCAGACTAAACATTCTTGGTACTTGCTGATATTCTTTCATTATTTCTATAAACGTATCTACTTGGTTAAAACAAAACTCGTCTATTATATCGACTCTTTCCTGTACTCTGTTCATCCTAGACTGTTCTACAAACTGTGCTTCTGTTGCTTTGCGTGCTTGAGTACCACCGCCAATAGCGTAATCTGTTAATCCTAAGGTCTCATATATTTCGTTTCTGATAGCGTTTATGTTGTTGTAAAAGTCTAGTGATAGGTCTGCCATAGGGATAGGATTAATTGTAGCTTGTGCCATTTCAGCCTTGATAACTACCCCGTCTTCTCCGTTAATAAATTTCTGTATTTCCTCCTCTTCGAATACACCACTGGCTAGATAGGATCGTACAAATTTACGAATATGTTCTACTCTTTTTTGTACCTGAATATTAGCTTCAAATATTTGTGGTGCAACAAGATCAATATCTGCCATTGGATATATTGAGCAATATGATTCATTAAACCATAGGTACTGATAAAGATTTTTAATTTGATTTTTTTCTTCATCATACAAAGGATGCTTCTTTTTATCTAAAAATTTATCATACCCTTCAGCTAAAACATAAATATATGGATCTTTTGGATCAAGACTGTGAAACTCATATATTTTAACAGTATTAGGCTTGGAATCCCTAATATGCTTAGAATCTATATAGCTATCTATATAGGATGCAGATAGTTTCCCTTTTACATTATAAAAAGATTCGGCTTCATCTTTATTTTTATAAATTATTTCAGCCTGCCAAGATAATCTATTAAAGTTTTGCGCTTCAACAGGAAACAATATATTTAAAGGATGTATTCTGAGCGCATAAGGTTCAGAACGTCTAACAAGCTCAGATTCTTCTATATTAGAAGCAAGTTCTATATACTCTTTTAAATTAGTTGTATACTTTTCCATTAATAACTGTGTTTTGGTATCATCAAGGTCAAGGTTATAACCCATCTTGGAAACACCAAATCCCATCAGTATAGCATCCGTAATAATAAGCCTATCGGTACGCCTTAATTGCATTTCTTTTATATATCTTTTAACCGCTATCTCTGTAAGTTTAGCTAAATCAGAATTACCTATATTACCGCCATATTGCATAGATATATCCCTGGCAAGATCGCCACGCATATATAAAGCAAACTCTGGAAATTTAGAGAATAGTGATGTTACCATAGTTCTAGTTGTTGAATAGGCTAGGTTAACATAGTAGTTAAGACTTGGTTCTATGGCTGGTGTACTGATGTCTGTATAAATGCCGTTATAGTTACCGTTATACCAATTAATATTTCTAATTGCTCTTTGCTTAAAAAACTTATCTCTATATTCTTCTGATTTACATATTAGCTGTTTTATTTCATTTACAGTATACGCCATATTTAGATTATTTCTTTATTAAACCAAAAAAAGTCAAGAAGTAATGATTGCGATGTACCCCCTAAAAACACAAAAACCCGGTTTCCCGGATTTTCATGTTTACCACTTGCAATTTTGGTGTTGCTTGTGGTAATATCTATTTTGCTGATAAGATATGGATTCATTATAATATTGATCCATTTCTTTGACAAGCCCTTAGAGTTATTAATTCAATTGTGGTTAAATTGAATTACCTCGTAGCCGAACATGGAAGCGAGAATAAAGAAATAGCCAAGTGAAAAAGAGCGATGACAAACCAATGTCGTCCTAGGTTTTATGACTGGTTGTTGAACCGCTGGTCAATAAAGCACAGGCGATAACTATAAGTTTTTGCATTTTCCGCCGGTTGCCGCCGTTAATTAAATAACAAGAATTATAAGGTTTTTAGGTATTCTTGTAAACCAAAATCAGCACAAGAACCAGTATAAACCATTAATTTTCTTAACATACCTTATTATTTGCCTTCCATGTGTTAATTTTTACTGAATGCGTATTCCCATTATTATCAGGTTGTCTGGTTTTAACTATATCAAGATCAATATATTTCTTTCCGTTTTTAGCAGTAACAGTGTATTTTTCTAAGTCACTGATACAGATGTTTATTTTTAGTATGTCGTACATACCATATTTACCTCTTCCTATATATATGTTTTCTCCCATTTTTTTTGCTCCTTTCTAAAACTTTAATTTTAATGTATCGTTTTCTTTTATATTTGTTATATTCAGTAACTTTTTACACGCAGGACAAAACGAATAGCGTACTCCTTCTGTGAATTTTTTACCGCATCTTTTACACCTCCTGGTAATAATGCATACCCTGTAAATTTGTTGTTCGTGTATCATTTTTTTATATATTAAACAATATTAATTGTTGTTTATGATTTTCTATTCTTTCTATTGCTTTATCATAATAATATTTACTTAATTCTGTTCCTGTAAAATCAAGGCATTTATCATAACAAGCTATAGCAAGAGAGCAGCTTCCACAATGTGAATCAAATATTTTATCACCTTTATTAGCAAAATTATTTAATATCCATCTATATAAAGCTACTGGTTTTTGTGTAGGATGTATGCGCTTTTCTTTGTTTTTCATGTTTTGCTGTCTCATCCCGCTCCAAATATAATTAACCTGTTTTATGCTATTAATTTTACTACAATACGCTAGTTCGCCGTCTGATAAGTTAGGTATAGTATTATTTTTACACCAATAAATCATTCCTCCCTTCAGACCAAAATAATTAGCACCAAATATAATTTGATGTTTCGATATTCTTTTTAATTGTTTAAAATATAAATCATCGGGAATCTTTTCATCCCATAAAACATTACCATAATCTGTTGACTGTATTTTCCTTTTTATATTTACGAAGTTTTGATGTTTTTTATCTGCATTAATACCATATGGAGGATCAACAATAGCTAAATCAAAAAAATTATCTGCAGTTTTACACATATAATCCATACAATCCATACAATATATTTCTATTTTACTTGGCATATATCATATTTTTTGCTTCTTTAAATTTTTAAAATAGTTAATTGATGGGAATGGTGCGTTTTTATTCTCACGTATTTTTTTAGGCATAGGTCTAGACATTAGAAAATATGCTAATGAATCGCAAGCGTGATCCTCACTTCTAGAATCTAAATCGTTTTCTTTGTTTTTATCATACATCATAAACGGTAATGTGCGTAGTAAATGTTTGCATTCTTTAGTAAAATATATTGATGGTTCACCTGTTTCATCCAAGAGTAAATATTTTTTTACCGCCTCCCAGCCGTTCATCCTGTTTTTATGTGATTGTATTATATATATTGATCTATCTTTAAGTATTGATTGCATTAGTTCATATATAGAATAACCCTGCCCATGCTGTGCCCAGCAAGCTGAATCTAACACCATGTATTTTATTTTTTCGTTATGTGGCGTTTTTTCGCAAATATGCTGTGCTACTTCAACAGCAGTATATCCTATGCCTTCATCGGCTATAGTGCCTTTAATACCGTAATATTCACGGTATACAATAACTTTATCTTTGCTATTTATGGCATACCAGTATATAGCAAACGGCTTAGACGTGCCCCAATCACAAGAAATAAACAGCGTATCGTTTATTTGCGGTTGATACGAATCAATAACATGCTTTTTTTTATCAAACTGCGAGAAGAAAAGACCAGCGCATACTTCCCAGCTGCCAAACCTTAAAGCCATCCGCTCTTTTTCAGGTAGTGCATCAAGTATAGATAGATACTGAGGATCGTTTTGCATAAGCTTTATATTCTCTTCAGTCATCATTGGAAACCTAATTAAATACCGTGCAGTAGATATTTTGTCATTATTCAGTTTTCTAAATGTAATTGATTCAGGTGTTTCATATTTAGTATAAGATTTTTTGTCGTCTACAAAGCGAGATTTAAAGTAGCCGTGAGATATACCTATCGGATTAGTAAAAAAATAGATTTTAGTGCCAAATTCTTCATTAGTAATGCGCAACTGCGTTTTAAGGAATCCTATTTGATACTCGGTAAAGTTTGTTGATTCATCCAGGAGTATTACCTGGAAGTTCCATCCTTGATAGTTTAAAAGGTCAGCGTCAGTTTCTATATAGTTTAATGATATTTGTGATTTTGTTGGGAACAATATACGTCTATCAGCAACCCTAAACTTGTATGTCCCTTTAGGGTATGTTTCGAGCGCGTAACGCTGCAGTGTTTCACGTAGTTCTGGTAATGTACGCCTAAACATGCCTATATGGATATTTTTATAGCGCATACCTATATAATAAGCCAAGGAAGCTGCTGTTAAACTTTTACCTGAACCCTTGGAACCGTCTACTAGTACGTCTGATATTGATGGATCATCTGCGGTTTTTAATACTTCTAGCTGCTTTTTATAAAACTTAACAGGAAAGTTAATTTCCATTAGCTATATCTTGCTTTTTTATGTCAAATATATCAAGCTTGAGCTGGATAGGATCAATTTTAAGAAAACCCGCTAATGCTCCCAGGTGCTTTTGTGACGGATAGGTTTGACCTCTAAACCATTTACATACTGTCTCTGATCTATCCATATTAAGGTGTAATGACATATCAATAGGTCTTATACAATAGCCTAGTTTTTTATAGATGTATTCTTTAAAAGATGTCCTACTCATCATCAAGCCCCTGAAATGATATTGTAGCACCATCAAAATCTGCGCCAGATTCTTTTATAAGACCTTTATTTAAGCCTAGGTCTTTTAGATACTTATAACGTGATGCCAGGTTTTTATCGTGGCAACCTTCACGCCATAGCTCCACAAATTCGTCGTCTGTTAATATTTTATCCCATACTGTTGTCATAAGCTACCTCCTCGCTCCAGTTTTATTTCTATTGTGTTTAATGCCAAGTTTTTTGTTAGCTCAATTTGGTTATTGATTTGAGCCTCTATTGTTCTGATATAGCTTCCGATTTCGGACATTTTAAATCCCTCCTTTTTCTATAATATTGTTTATAAAAGTTAAGCTTTTCATCTCTTCTACAATACTTGCATATTTTAGTATAATGTGATGTCATGTCCATGCCGCATTTAGGACATTGTTTCATGATTGCCTAAACCCTCTAAAGTTAGTATTTTTATTAACATATAAGTTATGCATATCTTTATATACTAATTGTTGTTTTTTAGTGTTGTAGATTTTCCTTAGACTGTTGAATCCATAGTATTTTTTATATTCAGATTTTATTTCATTTAGGAGTTTATAGTTTTCTGGTAAACGTGTGGAGTTGGCTCGCGCTGGAATAATAGATAGGATAGTCATTGTGTATAATCTAGCGGTGTGTCTAAATTGAGTGTTTTTATGTATTTTTTATAGGAACCCAGTGTGCCAATATCTATTACTGAGGAAGGTTGGACGTTATAAGAGAGGATAGTTTTGTCCATAAATAGTAGTTTGTCGATAAGATGGTTAATGTTGGTAAAGGTATCAGGTTCTATAAGGTCTTTAGCTGTTTTAGAAAATACGTACATGCCTGTATTTATGGTGTGGAGATAGGAGGGTTTTTCTGTTAGCTTGGTTATATGTCCAAAATCGTTAATATCAAGGATGCCGTAATTAAGTTCTGTTTTTTCTGTAGTAGTTACTATTGTTAAGGATGATCTGGAGTTGTTGTGTTTATTAATGATATCGGTATAGTTAGAGTCTATTATGGTATCACAGTTTATTAGGATGAATTGATTAATGTCTTCCGGAAGCAACGATATACCACCTACCGTACCAAGTGGCGTTTTTTCTTTAATGAATTCTATGTCGTATGGGTGATTTAAGGTGCGGATATATGATTCAATCATGGTGGATAGGTAGTAGGTTATAATGTAGAATTTCTTAAACCCCTGCCGGTAGAATTTATCAAGTTGCCTTTCCAGAAAGGTTTCATTGATTATAGGTATAAGCGGTTTAGGGATAATAGTCGTAATTGGCCTGAGCCTGTTGCCGTAACCTCCAGCATTAATTATTATTGGTATCATGTTTACCTCCTGTTTATTTCATTATAGATTATCTTCAGCCTGTCTTCTGAGTTTAAATGCTTAATGATCCTAAGGTCTAATACCTGCCTGTCATCTTTCCAAACAATACCCGTCATAGCATCAAGAATAGCCTTGGCTATATTGTCACAGTCCGGCGATATAGTTGATTTAAAGGATGCTTCTATGATTACGGAAAAAGGATTGTTAGATATTATAGGTTTTAACCTGTAAAAAATTTCGTTTTTTATTATGTCCATGTAATTTCTTGTTTTTATTGGAATACTAGCAAACCTATTGTTTACCCTGACCGATTCCTTGCCTATAGCCCTAATGTCTATCGTTATCTCCATCTTCTAATTGTTGCTAATGATTATCAATCCACCAACAACGAGTAAACTATAAGCGCTAGTAAAATAACTATAAATAACTTGATCATACTATCTATTATAATGACAATTTTATTCGTGTCAAGGACGACCGGAAATTATTTTGGGGAGGGCTTCTATGTAAATGCATCTTGGAACGGATGACAACGGTTTTGGTGTTAGAGATTTGGAAATTGGCGGGAGCGGGAATGCAATTATATATATATATTAACGACCCGACCCCCATACCCCCTGTACTCCAGGCGGTCCAGCGGCTTCAGGGGAAGTGCGTCGCATAATGTACATTATGTAATTATTGGCTGTATCTGTTGCGGCTATTGGCTTTGCGGCGAGTATTTGGCGGCGTTATTGGTTGTGTTTGGCGGTGTTGTTGACTGCGGTTGGCGGTGATCTGGTCCGGTCGGCAGGTGATCTGGCTGTGTTTGGCGGTGATCTGGTCCGGTCGGCGGCGGAAGGTTGGCGGCGGAAGGAAACATGCCGCCAGAGTTATATATATATATTAATAGTCATATTAATATATATATATAACGATCTTTGCCCGGCAAGGTCCGGCAAGGATCGATAAAAGGCAACTAACTAATATATATAGATGTATAGATACGCTACAGGTAGTGTATCGTTATGTTCTATATACGCTATATCTAGTACGTTTATTTAAATAAATAATGGGTATATTATATATATACATCTAACATAGATGTACTCCTTAACTGGAGAGTCTATGTTAGGTGATTAAAACAGTGCAGTAAAGCACTGAAAAAAATCAGAAAGAAGGGAATATTATGGTTAAATTAGAAAAAGACCTCAGCGGTGCAAACATCAGAGGGGCATGCCTCAGGGGAGAGGACCTAAGCGGGGCTAACATCAGAGGGGCAAACCTCAGCTGGACAGACCTAAGCGGGGCTACCCTAAGCGGGGCTAACCTCTGGGGAGCTAACCTCAAGGATGCTGACCTCAGCGGGGCAAACCTCAGCGGGGCAAACCTCAGCAGGGCTGATCTTAGCGGAGCTAACCTCAAGGGGGCTAACATCAGCGGGGCAAACCTCAGCGGGGCAAACCTTGAGGGATCAAACCTTGAGAATACAAACCTTGAGGATGCAAACCTCAGCGGGGCAAAGGGTATAGAGCACGGCTAGTAATAGCTGTGCCTGTTGTTTTTAAAAGCGGAGTAAACCACTTAAAAAAATCAGAAGGAGTAAAAAAATGATAAACTTAGAAAAATTAAAGACAAAAAACAAGAATTTGCAGGTGTTAAATAATTACGCTGTCAAAAACGGCGTAATGTATAAGACTGATCTTAATATATGGTTATGTACAGCAACAACATTACCCGATGGACTGTACAAAAAAATAGGCAAAGAGTATATATTAATTGATAATTTAGATCATTATCCTGAAATACCGGATGCAACAGAAAAGCAATATATCGGCAGCTTGTTGTTAACTCAAGCAGAACAAGACATGTTGCAGGATTGTATATGTACTGATCCTAGCAGAGATGTATACAATCAAATAGCTATTATAAATAATAGTATAATGTCGTCCGATGGGTGTCAGGCGTATTTTGTTAATGTTAATATAGATTTAAATATATCATTTAATAGCTTTTTCTCGTACGTCAAAAAGATTACAGATTATCAGGTATATAAAACAGATAATTGGTTAATTTTTAGTACGCCTGATGGTGACATATATACAAAATATTTTAGTAAATTTGCTCAATTAGTAAATCTAAAAAATATGATAAAAAACTATCAAGCATACAAATATTTTGAATTTGATATAGAAAGTATTAAACAGATACTAGTTGATTTAAAACCATATTATACTAAAAATAAAAATACAATAAAAATAGATGTAGATACAGGCATATTTTCATCAACTTTTGAAAATTATACAAAAGATGTTAAGTACAGATTTAATATAATTGAACAACAAGCTGAAAAAACAGAGAATATATATTTTTGTATGCCGATATTTATTAAAGATACACCGGATAATATAGCTTTGTTTAATGCTAATTTTTTGTGGTCAATTATTAATTTATCCGAAAGTTTATCTCAAAAAACAATTAAATTAGCTTATAAAAGCAATAGAGATGCTTGCTATGTTAGTTTTTAGTTGTATTTTGTTTAACAAGCGGAGTAAACCGCAGAAAAAATCAGGAGGCTATCCCAGATACGTTTCTTATCGTATCCGGGCTAGTTTTCCAGTCCAGCAATCGTCTGGACCTGCTTTGCCCTGATACCGGTAAAACGGCTATCAGAGGCAGTGACGGCCAAATCTTGGCCGTCACTAGATTTATCAGAAAGGAGACAAAATAATGAAAAATATAGAAGAAATTCTAAATTCCTCTGTCCTGGTGACAGAGGAGAAAAAATTCGTCTGTGATAATCTCAAAATTTTTATTCGCAGCAAATAATTTCTTGTCTTCAAGAATTTTGAGAAAAGCATAAAACTCACTCCATTCACCTTTATTTGCTTTCATAATCATTTTTGTTTAAATCCCTTAGGGATATATTCCCCGCCGCTTGCGGCGTAAAAGTGTTAAAATGGAGAGGTGAGCAAATATTTACATAAGAGTCACAATGTAACTGTGCTGATGTATCATTTAGTATTTCCGGCAAAGTATCGTAGGGCAGTAATTGAAAAAGGAGTAGATGAACAAGTTAAAAGAGTATGTCTTGAGATAGAGAAGAGATATGAAATACAGTTTGTAGAAATAGGTACAGATAAAGATCATGTACATTTTTTAGTACAATCAGTGCCGATGTATAGTGTAACGAAGTTAGTGACAATAATAAAGAGTATAACGGCGAGAGAAATATTTAGGAAATGTCCGGAAGTAAAGGAACAGTTATGGGGAGGAGAATTTTGGTCTGATGGATATTTTGGAAGTACAGTTGGTAAACATGGGAATGAAGATACGATAACAAATTATGTTAAGAAGCAAGGGCAAGTATATGAGAAGCTTCATAGAGCGGAACAATTGCGGATGTTCTAATACCCCGCTGCTTGCGGCGGGGATGTTTTATTGAGTAAATAATTACTGTGTTTATAATATAACAAAATCTCTAGTTTTTTCCATCTTTAATTAATAATAAAAAATAAAAATTTCATTCCTTTTTTAAATTCTTCAACAAAATTCCTAGAAAAAATATTGAAAAATATGTCGCACAACTAACTATATATAGATGTATAGATACGCTACAGGTAGTGTGTCGTTATACTTTATATACACTATATCTAGTACGTTTACTTTGTTAAATATGGGGAATATTATATACATATATTAACAAGCGGAGTAAACCGCAGAAAAAATCAGAAAGTAGGTAAAAAAATGGTTAAATTAATAAAAGACCTCAGCGGAGCAAACCTCTTGGGAGCTAACTTCAGGGGAGAAGACCTCAGCGGTGCAAACCTCAAAGGGACTAACCTAAGATGGGCAGACCTTGTGGGTGCTGATCTAAGCGAGGCAAACCTTGAGGGTGCAGACCTTGAGGATGCAGACCTCAGCGGTGCCAACCTCGAAAAAGCAAACCTCAGCGGTGCTAACCTCAAGGGGGCTAACCTCAAAAATGCATGCCTTGAGGGTGCTGATCTAAGAGAGGCAAACCTTGAGGATGCTAATCTTGAGGATGCAGACCTCAGCTGGGTAGATTTTGAGGGGACTAACCTCAAGGGTGCTGATCTCAGATGGGCAAACCTCTGGAGAGCTAACCTCAAGGATGCTAACCTAAGCGAGGCAACCCTTGAGGATGCTGATCTAAGTAATGCATACCTCAGAGGTGCCAACCTCAAGGGGGCATGCCTCGATTGGACATACCTTGAGGGTGCACTAATATAGAAGGAGGTAAGATTATGAAAATGACAAAACAAGGGAAAGACCTCTGGGGAGCAAATCTCAAGGGAGCAAACCTTGAGAATGCTGACCTTATGGGAGCAAATCTCAGATGGGCAGACCTCAGAGGAGCTAACCTCAAGGGAGCTGATCTTAAAGGTGCAAACCTCTGGGGGGCTAACCTCAACGGGGCAGACCTTGAGGATGCAACCCTTGAAAAAGCAAACCTCAGCTGGGTAGATTTTGAGGGGACTAACCTCAAGGGTGCTGATCTCAGAGGGGCAGACCTCTGGAGAGCAAACCTTGAGGGGGCTGATCTTAGATGGGCTAACCTCAAGGGGGCAGCCCTCTGGAGAGCTAACCTCAAGGGAGCCAACCTTGAGGGGGCTGATCTTAGAGAAGCTAACCTTGAGGGAGCCAACCTTGAGGGAGCATACCTCATGTGGGCAGACCTCTGGAGAGCTAACCTTAGGGAAGCAAATCTCAGGGGAGCTGAGCCCTGGAAAGCTAACTTTAGGGGAGCCAACCTTGTGGGTGCCAACCTCGAGGAAGCAAGCCTTGAGGGGGCTGACCTTGAGGGGGCTGATCTTAGAGGGGCTAACCTCAAGGGGGCCAACCTTGAGGATGCAAACCTCAGTGGTGCAAACCTTGAGGATGCACTAATATAATACATAATTATATAGAAAGAAGGGAATATTATGGAAAAAACAAAAATAGGGAAAGACCTCAGGGGAGCTAACCTCAAGGGAGAAGACCTAAGCGGAGCAAACCTTGAGGGTGCTGATCTTGAGGGAGCACTAATATAATACA